AGGCGCTCTGTGTACGCGTCCGTTGGCAAGCCGATTGCAAGCGCTGCAAGAATCTTGCAGGATATGTAGGTACGTTCCTGGGGGTCACAGAGACAGCCCGGACGCATGAATCGCTGCAACGACGCGCTTCTCGACCTCAACGAGAGGCCCGCTACCGTCAACGGTGACGACGGTCGTACCTACAAGGTTCTTGCGCTCGTGGTAGGCGGTGCGGAGTTGCTGGAGGCGGCTGTAGTCGTCCTCGACGTGGCCTCGGAGGGCCTGCCGGAGGGTGGCTTCGTCGGGTGTGACGTCGAGGAGGATGGTGAGGTCCGGCCACGTGCCGCCGGTGGCGAGGCTGGCGAGGAGGACTGCGTTCTGGTCTCCGATGGCGGGGCCCTGGTAGGCGAGGGTGGAGAGGGGTCCGCGGTCGAGGATGACGGTGCGGCCGCGCTTGTGCCGGGGGGTGATGAGGTTGTTCCAGGCCCAGGCCATGTCGGCGGCGTAGGCGAGCGCTAGTGCGGCGGGTGAGCCTTCGTGTCGGGCGATGGCGAGGGGCCTGTGGGGCAGGTGGACGAGTGCCGCGTGGTGGTGTGCGGCGAGTCGTCTGGCGGTGGTGGTCTTGCCGGCGCCGTCGATGCCTTCGATGCTGATGGTGGTCATGGTGGTGCTGCTTTCAGTGGCGTGCTGGCGGGTAGGTGGGGGGGAGTGGCGGCTGGTTCTGGTGTGCCCAGGGGGCGGGGGGCATTGTGTCGGGCTGCCAGGCGGGTTGGGGGTGTTCGGCGGCGTCGACGTAGCGTTGTGTGCCGGGTGCGGGGGTGTAGCGGGGTGGGGGGAGCGGCCGCCTCGGCTTGGGTGTGGCGGGCTTGGGGGCGAGGGCTCGGGCGATGCGGTTGAGGAGGGTGTCTTCGGGGTTGACTCGTTCGCTGATGGTGTAGGTGCGTCCTGCGACGCGGGTGGTGGTGCGGCGGGTGATGGTGCCGTCGAGGCGGTAGTAGGTGTGTCGGCGGGTGGTCATGGTGTGGTTCCTTTCTTGTGTGGTTGACGGTCTCTACTGTAGCATTATCTGGTGGGGTTCGGCAATGGGTCGAACGTCCTGGATCCTTGTGATTGGAGCATCATCATGTCTGTTGGTCGTCTTCCTGAGAAGTTTCTTGGTGACAAGCGTCTCACTCCTGCCTGGAAGGTTGTGTATGCGCACCTGTGGCGTGTCGGGGGTGGCGACGACTGGGTTCCGCTGTCCGTGCGGCGCATGTCGAGGGACCTGTGCATGTCTACCCACACCGTCTTGGCGGCTGTGCGGGGGCTGGAGTCGTATGGGTACATGCGTGTCCGTCCTAGGGGTGGCCGGGGGCGGGAGGCGGTTCTGTTCGCGAACCCTCTTTCGTGACTCGCTGGCTGCGAGGGCCCGCCGGGTGCGTCAAGGCGCCTGGCGGGCTCTTGCTGTAGGTGGGTGCGGGGTCGTCGAGGAGGACGACGGCGGGGGGCCTGTCGCGGCCGCCCACCCTGATCGCACAGGAGCCATTCTGGGGGCTTTTCGGGGGCGTCCTGGGCTCGGGTACCGGGGCGGGGGTGCTCGGCCGTCCTGGGGGCCTTACAGCAAGCCTGAGGGGGTGTTTTCGCGGCGGCGCGAGTGTAGGGAGGTGAGGAGGGAACACGAAGTGTTCCCGACGAACCTCCCCGGAAGGAGCTAGAAGGCCAGGAACCAGCAGAACCAAGCCTGTACGTCAACTTACGAGGAGCAAGGAGAGAGAAGCGGGCTCCCCGCCCCGGGCCGGCCGTCACGTTCGGGCTGGCCCGGGGTCTCGCTTTCCTCCCAAGCCTTTTCCTCGTTGTCGGACGTCTCGTCTGTGTGGGTGGGGTGCTGTGTGGGGGCCGGGTTCTCTTGCTTGTCTTGGTTGATCGTTCATTGTTTTCGAGGTCCCCCGCGCCTCCCCCGCCCCTTGAGGGGCGGGGGCTGGGGGGGGGGGTAGGTGTTCCGGCTCCCAGGGGGCGAACGGCGTCCGAGGGGGCGCGGGCGGCTTCGACGCGGCGGCTGCCTGTACGGGGGGGGGCAGGGGGGGGAAGAGGTTCTTGGTCTTAGAGAGGTTCTTGGTCTTGAAGTGGTTCTTATTAAGTGAGAGCATCCGTTGCACCCAGCGCTGACGGCAGGGTTTGCACCCAGCGCTGACGGCAGGGTTTGCAGGGGGTCTTGGGAAGGACAGGAGGTTCAGTGTCCGCTGGACAGGGGGGCTCCTTCGTGGTAACCTGTCTGGGACAGAAAGGAGCGACCATGAGGTCCGCAACCGTCATGCCATCCGACAATGAGTGGAGGATCCTGCGCGTCATCCTCGTGCGAGCCCATGACCTGGGAGGCAGGTCTGGATGCCCGCAGGCGTCCGACACGGGCGAGATGATGTTCAAGATGTCTCTCAGTGAGATTGCGCGCGCTGCCGGGGTTCGCCCGGCTGAGGCGTACAAGAGCGTACGTCGCTTGACGCGGCGTGGCATCATCCGCCGGGAGTCGCGTCGCGGCCCGACACCGGCCACCATCTATGTGGCGCCCCACGTGTTCTCCATCTTGGATAGCGCGATCTGCGTCTTGACGGCGTGGGGGGAGCGGCTGCCCCCGGAGTGGGGAGAGTGGCCCTCCGCTGGGCGTAGCGGCTTTGGTGGGGGCTCTAGGTAGGACAAGAAAAATGCCTCCGCCCGGCGGAAGGACCGGGCGGAGGCGGGCGGGCCACGGCGGTGGACCCGTCGGTGAGATCCCAGGAAGGATCAGAACATGGAAGATATTGTAGAGCAGGAAGAGTTCTGCGTCAAGGGGACGCCCTTCTCGATGATCCCGGCCTGGGTTCTGGAGGCGGGCATCCCTGCGACGGCGAAGGTTGTCTACGCTGGCCTCCAGGGTTTTGTGAGCGGCCGGGAGGGCGACTGTGTGGTCCGGAGGGCGACGCTGGCCGCCCGAGTCGGCGTTAGTACGCGCACTGTTGGCAACGCTTTGCGGGCGCTGGCGGACATCGGTGCGGTGCGCGTCCAGCAGCGGAGGTCTGGGAAGCGGCAGTATGCCAGCCGCTACAGGATCGTGTTCGACTGCCCGCGTGAGGGTGGGGAAGGGCTTCTTTCTGCCCCTGAGCCTGCCCCTGAGCCTGAGCCTGCCCCTGAGCCTGCCCCTGCCCCTGAGCCTGTGTCCGCGTCCTCTAAGGGCTTCCCGTCTCACCCGGAATGGCGCCGGTATGCGGAGGCGTTCAAGGCGCTGGGCAAGGACCTCAACCGGTTCAGCGTCCAGGCGTGGATGCGGTTCGTGCAGCAGGACGGCAGGTCTCCGGAGGCGATCGACGCCCGCGCGTCGCTGGCCGCCGACCATGCCGAGCAGTACGTGAAGGACCTGCGGCACGGTCGACGCGGCTTCGAGACCGAGAAGGGGTACGCGAAGTCTGCTGAGGCGTTCCTGACTGAGGGGGAGTGGGAGAAGCACCCTCCCCGCCCGGAGGCGCCGCAGCCGGCCCAGGGGGCGCCTCTGACTGAGGACTGGGGGGCTGCTGCCGGCGCGGACGTGCCGGAGGAGTCGTTCGAGGAGCGGTACTCGGAGTATGCGCGGGCGGCTGCGGGGGACGAGGGTGCGATCCGGCGTCTCCGCAGGATGATGCCTGTCCGGTCCTTTGAGGCCCCGGATGGTGTGCCCGCCCGGTGGCCGGCCCTGATCGGGCTGCTCGGGCTGCGTGAGCCGTTCCGTGCTGTGCCGGAGGATCGTGAGGCGTTCGCCCGGCACGCCCAGGCCGCGGGGGCCGAGGGGGGCGTGGAGGCCGAGGAGGCCGAGGAGGCGGAGCCCGTGGACGCCCCTGAGGAGGCTCCTGAGGCCGATCCTGGGGCCTGCGAGGAGGGTGGCGCATCCTGGCCTGTCGCGCCTGTCGGCACGCCGTCTGAGGCCTACACGGAGGCCTGTGCCCAGCCTTGGGAGCCGCACCTGGCTCCTCCTGCCCCGGAGCCTGAGGCGTCACCGGATGAGCCCGCGGCTGCCGGCGATGACGAGTGGGGTATCGCCGAGGGGGAGCGTGCGGCCCGTTCCGCCCGGTACTCCGCAATGGGGTCTGCCGAGGAGTTCCGGGAGCAGGCCCTGTTGGCGTCGCAGGGGCCGCTATGGGGTGAGGGTGGCCAGGACCCCTCGGGCCTGCTATAGTTTGTGGAACTACAGGAAAGGAAGACACAAATGAGTGCTGTAGATAACGTTGAGCAGTCGATCCTTGGGATGAGGCTCCTCGCCTCCGACGCCGTCGACTACGTCGTCCGCGACCGGGTGCGGGACTACATGTTCGCCGACCCCCGGCACGCCGCCCTGTGGCGCCTGTGCGAGACTCTCCAGCAGGAGGGTGGCCGCCCTGACGCAGTGACTCTCGCCGCGAACCGGGAGCGCATCCCGGCCCTGGAGCGGGCGAACATTGACGACGACTACATCCTGGACCTGATCCACTGGGCGCCCGCCGCCGCAGACGTGGTGGCCGACACGTACGTGCAGGCCCTTGAGGACGCCTACAGCCTCAGGATGATGCACGCCGCTCACGCCCGGTCGGGTCAGTTGCTTGAGGCGAACGACTCCCCCATGAACATCCTCGGCGACATCCAGAGGCTGTGGGCTGACGTCGACGGCCAGTACGCCCCGGTCGGCGCCCGCGGCAGCGTCCTGGAGGAGGCGTTCACGTCCTGGCTTGACGGCGAGGACGGGTATGTTCCGACGCCGTGGTCTGACTTGAACCAGATCATCGACGGGTGGCGGCCCGGGGGCCTGTACATCGTCGGCGCCCGCCCTGGCGGATTCAAGTCGGCGTTCGCGCTCCAGGCGGCCTTGGGTGTTGCTGCGACCTCGCCGGTCGCGATCTCGTCCCTGGAGATGAGCCGTCAGGAGGTGATGGCCCGCCTGGTGTCTACGCGCGCCAGGGCCCCGTACCGTGAGGTGATTGCCGGTGACCTGACCCCGGCGCAGCGCGAGCACGCCGGGAGGATCGCCCGAGAGGTGGCGGGGCTCCCGCTGAGCGTGGACGACCGGTCCAGTGTGGGTATCGATGATGTCCGGGCTCATGCCAGGACTGTCAGGCAGCAGTACGGGAGCCTGGGCATGGTCGTGGTGGACTATCTTCAGTTGATGTCTTCGCCGAGGGGTGACCGTCGCCCCAGGCATGAGATCGTGGCTGATTTCAGCCGCCAGCTAAAGATCATGGCCGGTGACCTGGGGTGCCCGGTGGTGGCCCTGTCCCAGTTGAACAGGATGGCTGAGGAGGGTGGTGGCCCGACGATGGCTCATCTGCGTGAGTCGGGGGCCCTGGAGCAGGACGCGAACGTTGTGATGCTTCTGTCGTGCCCGGAGGTGGGGGACGGCGTCCAGGACAAGTCGCGTCTGAACGTGGCTGTGGCGAAGAACCGTCAGGGGCCGACCGGGTCGTGCCGGCTGTCGCGGGCGAGGGACAGTATGGCGTTCGAGGGCTGACTTCTGCTTGACTCCTTGGGGGTGTTGTGGAATAGTTGGGTGCGTGTTCGGGGGCTTCCCGGGCACGCACCCACACGCATGAAAGGACTAGCCCACATGGACGCCAAGAAGACCTACAGCACCGAGAACCTGACTGTCGCACAGTTCGCCGACGCGGTCGGCGTGTGCCCGAACACCGTCTACAACTGGATCCGTGACGGCCGTGTCCGGTCCGCGAAGATCGGGCACCTCCGTCGTATCCCCGCCACCGAGTTCAAGCGTCTCGGCCTCGCCCGCCCCACCCTCGCGGAGGATGAGCACAAGTGACCGCCACGAAAGGAGCAGCAGACATGGAATCCACTATCGCCCCGTTCGCCTACGACGGCCATCAGGTCCGCGTCGTCGTAGGCGCCGACGGTGAGCCCTGGTTCATCCTCGCCGACCTCTGTCGCGTGCTGGAGATCAGGAACCCGCGGGATACTGCCGCGCGCCTGGATAGAGATGACGTCGGCACTACCGACGCCACCGATTCGCTCGGCCGTTCTGTGTGCATGACGACTGTTAACGAGTCCGGCATGTACGACGTGGTACTCCTGTCGCGCAAGCCGGAGGCGCGCGCCTTCCGTGCCTGGCTCACCCATGAGGTTGTCCCCAGTATCCGGAAGCGGGGCGGCTACCTGACCCCTGAGGCCGCCGAACGGGCCCTGACTGACCCTGACTTCATCATCCGGCTCGCCACCTCGTTGAAGGAGGAGCGGGCTAGGCGTCAGGCCGCCGAGGCCCAGATCGAGGCCGACGCACCCCACACCAGGTTCGGCCGCACCATCGCAAGCAGTGACGGGGACCTCCTCGTCAAGCAGGTCGCCGACCTCATCACCCAGGGCGGCTACCCCATCAGCCAGGTGACACTCTTCAAGTGGCTCCGCAACCACGGGTGGCTCTGCGCCAACCAGGGGCGCCTCTGGAACTCCCCCACCAAGTGGGCCCTCGAGCAGGGGTACGTGCGCTCCACCGTCCTGGTCGTCTCCACCAGCCGCGGCGACCAGGAGAAGACCACGCCCCACATCACCACAGCCGGCCAGGAGGACCTCATTGACGGCTGGCTCACCGGACGCTACGAGGAGGACGACTGACCATGGGGTACCCGAACCTTTCTCCCGGCACGCTCGACCTCCTGGCAGACCTGTGGTGGAACTCGGACCGCGACCGGGTCGTCCGCTCGACGGGCCCCCGCCTCGCCGCCCACGCCAAGGCGCATGCCAGCACCGTCAACCGCAGGCTCCAGGCCCTGGCCCGGGCCGGCCTCATTGAGATCCTCGCCCGCCCAGCAGGCGGCTCCCCAGGCAGGTACCGTGTCACCGACGCCGGAGAGGCCCTCCTGCGCGCGTTGGACGGCGAGCGGGAGCCTGTAGCACACAGTGTCGACGGGGACTTTGAACTCTCCCGTCCCGCAGCCGGCCCTCTCGTCATCACCGGCGGACGCTGGAATGTGTACCACCGGGGCCCCGCCATGACCCTCGAAGTGTACGGGGACGCCGAGGTGATGGTCTCCGGCGACGTGGAGACCCTCGCCTACGAGCACTCTCACGTCATCTCGCACGCGTCCGAGGCGGTGACCGCACGCCAGTGCGCGTTCGTCGAGACCCAGGGGGCGGCCTCCGCCAGCCTGTACGACCGTGCTACCGGGGTGGCGTGCGCGACCTCCACTATGGCCGCATATGACCAGTCAACCGTGTACGCCACCTACAGGTCTACCGTCCGCGCGTACGGTCAGGCGGTCGTGTACGCCGCCGACTACACCCACGTGGCCGCCTCGGAACGGGCCCTCGTCTACGCGACCATGCACGCCACCGTGCAGGCCACCGGTCCTGCCGCCGTGCAGGGGTCCGGGTACTCGCAGGTCATCGCCGGCCCCACGGCCGTGGCGTCTGCCGGCACCATCCTGCACGAGGAGTCGCTTAAGGACCCCCGTGAGGCCTTGTACAGGCTGGGTGCTGACGTGAGCGGCGGCACGGTGAGGCTGTACAAGACTCTCCCGGCCGACTGTGTGAGCGGCCGCGACTACGAGAAGCCCACACTGTGGAAGGCCGGCAAGACCGTCGAGTGCGACAAGTGGGATCCCGGTGCGGTCGAGGGGCATGGCCTGTACCTGCACGGCACCCTTGCTCACGCGTTCGCGCTCGTCGAGTCGGCTGACGACGTTGTCGCGGAAGTGGCCGTGGACCTGGATGACCTGGCCGTCTACTCGCATGAGGTTCTGTGGGCTAGGCGGGCGCGGGTCCTCCGGTTCGTCGGCCGGGGCGTCTACTGAGCACGGTAAAACCCCCGGGCGGAGTGAAAGGAAGGAAAGCCTCCGCCCGGGGGCCGTTACGGGAACTAGGCTAGCATCGTGTGGGCGAAGAAGTCAAGACGCAGACAGGAACTCCCCTCTAACTGGGGGCGGATCCGTGAGGCCGTCATCCGCCGCGACCGCGGAAGGTGCGTGTTCTGTGGGGCACCCGGGAACCAGGTCGACCACATTGACCCTAAAGGCCCCCACGAGTTGTGGAACCTGCGTCTACTGTGTCAACTGCACCACATGCAGAGGACGGCCGGCCAGTCCCACGCCGCCCGCCGAGCCAACGGGTGGACGAAACCAAAACGAGAACATAGACCAAAAGGCAAGCACCCAGGTATGCTATAGGTGCACGACGCGCCATAAGGAGAAGACTATGGGATCAAGGGGGCCGCTCCCGAAGCGAAGCGGCCTGGGCGACAGGCGAACCCAGGCAAACAAGATCAAGAACGGCGTCAAGAAGGTCCGCGTCAAGGACGGTGTCGTCAAGCCGCCCTCCGCCGACCCCGAGTGGCACCAGATAGCCAAGTCGCTCTGGCAGGCCGTGAAGGACTCAAAGTACACGATCTACTACGAGCCCTCCGACTGGCTCCTCCTCTACGACGCCTGCGACGAACTCAGCGCCTACAAGAACGCCAGACAGCGGTCAGCGATGATGAGGGCCGCCCTGAACAACCTCCTCTCCGGGCTCCTCCTCACCGAAGGAGACCGGCGCCGGGCCCGTATCGAGATCGACCGGGACACGGCCGCAGAACCAGAGGAGTCCGCCGGAATCGTCGCGATGAGAGACTTCCTCCGCAAGCGGGCCTCCGGCGACTGACACAGAAAGAGAGATGGCAGCATTGGAGCACACCGCCATCGATCCCATGTGGGACGCGCCACCGCGTGAGCGCCTCATCACGATGCCCAGGGAACTCCCCGAGAAGACCCTAGGGCTAGTGGCGGCCGCCTGGATGATCGACAACCTGAAGCAGCCCAACGGGCCCCACGCCGGTGAGGCGTTCACGCCCACGCCGCAGCAGATCGAGTTCCTGATGCACATGTACGCCCTGAACCCCGACGGGTCATGGGTGTACAACTGGGCGGTCAGGCGCCTGGGCAAGGGAAGCGGCAAAGCCTGCGGCTTAGACCAACCCATCCTGACCGGTGCCGGCTGGAAGACATACGGCACCGTCAAGGTCGGCGACACCGTCTACTCCGCCTCCGGCGCCCCCGTCACCATCACGAGGCTCCACGAGATCCGCGACGACTACGACATGTGGGACGTCCACTTCTCTGACGGGATCGTTGAGACGTTCTCCGGCGGCCACCTGTTCGTCGTGGACGAGTTCGTCGGCGACCCCAGGCGCAGGCGCGTCACCAAGTCTGTGGTGGACATGCTGGACAGCGGCCTCATGCTCAAGCGGCCTCTCTCGCCGTCCTCGAAGTGCACGCGACCTGACGTCACCAAGTACGCCCTGCCACCGCAGCCGGTACTTGAGATGCCGGAGCGCGACCTCCCCATGGACCCGTACGTCCTGGGCTACTGGCTCGGAGACGGAGACGCGGACAGCGGCCGCATCACCTGCGCGGCGCAGGACGAGGCCCACGTGGCGGGGGCGCTTCACCGGGCCGGCTACCTCACCAGCGCCGCGCCCACGGGTTCCGGCGCCAGCAGGATCCGGTTCGGGACCGAGCAGCGGGGAGGGCGCCTGTACGGAGGGACGGCCGACCTGGGTGCGGCCCGTATCCTCGGCCGCAAGCACATCCCGGACGCCTACCTGTACGCCTCCGCCGAGCAGCGGCGCGCCCTCGTACAGGGACTCCTGGACTCCGACGGGTACGTGGCCAAGAACGGGTCTGCCGAGTGGTGCACCGTACGCAAGGAGATGGCCTCCCAGTTCGCGCACCTGCTCCGCACTCTCGGCGTCAGGGTGAACGTCCGCGAGTCGGACGCGACACTCAACGGCCGCGTCGCCGGCAAACGGTACCGGCTCACCTTCAAACCCTACAAGCACCAGCGGCTCTTCACGCTCCCCCGCAAGGCCGAGCGCGTCAAGGAACAGAAGCGGAAGCCGCAGCCGATCACTATCAGGGCAATTACCCCGGCCGCCCCTCAGCCTGCGCGGTGCATCAGCGTGGAGGGCGACGGCACATACCTCACCGGCGAGACGCTCAAACCGACCCATAACAGCCCGTTCGCCGCCGCATTGTCAATGTTCGAGATGTTGGGTCCCTGTAGGTTCGACCGGTGGGACGACTCCTCCCCCCTCGGCGTGGAAGGCAAGACGATGCCGATGGCCTGGATCCAGGTCATCGCCACGTCAGAGCAGCAGACGAAGAACACCATGCGCATGGTGAGAGCGTTCGCCGCCAAAGGCTCCCCTCTCGCCCTGAAGCACGGCCTGACCGTCGGGAAGACCTTCCTTGACAGTGAGGCCGGAGACCAGTTGGAGCAGAAGGCCTCATCCTCCCGAAGCCTAGAGGGAGGAGAGACATCGTTCACGGTATGTGACGAGTTGGAGCACTGGGTGCCCTCCAACGGCGGCCCCGAACTCATGAGCACGATTGAGCAGAACGCCGCCAAGACCGGGGCGCGGACCATCCACACCTGCAACGCGTGGGTGCCCGGGGAGTCCTCCGCCGCGGAGGCCACGTTCGAGGACTGGGTCGCCCAGGAGGAGGGACTGTCCAGGAACAAGAAGAAGATCCTCTACGACGCCCGCATAGCCCCCCCGAACGCCGCCCTGGTAGATGACCCCCCCGAGCACCAGGTGCCACTACAACAGGCCCTGGAGTTCGTCTACGAGGGGTGCCCGTGGGTGGACCTGGAAGCCACTAAGGCCCTGATCTGGTCACCCCGGTACACTGAGTCGAGGTCGATCAGGTTCTTCCTGAACAGGCCGAACGCCGCCGACAACGCCTGGGTCCCCTTGGAAGAGTGGACCCTCCTGCGCAGCCCAGACCGTGCCGTCAGGAAACGGGACGGTGACGAGCCCGGTGAAGAGATCGTCATGTTCTTCGACGGCTCCCGCTCGAACGACCATACCGCCCTAGTCGGCTGCTGCATGTCCGACGGGCACATCTTCAAGATCGGCCACTGGGCGCCCGAGAAATCATCCGGCCTGGTGAACGTGTCGAAGGTCGACGCGGCCGTCAGGAAAGCGTTCGGCGACTACGAGGTAGTCGCTTTCTGGGCAGACGTCCGCGAATGGGAGGCTTTCACACGAACCACGTGGCCCGAGGACCTCGGGGACGACCTGATCCTGCCGGCCGTGAGGGGGCAGGGAATGTCCGCGTCACTGATCGCATGGGACATGCGGTCGCACGCCTACCAGTTCGCCGAGGCCGCAGAGACGGCGTATGACGAGATACAGAAGCAGGCGTTCACACACGACGGGTCCGCCGACCTGGGCGAGCACGTGTCGAACTGTCGTGTGAACGAGTTCAAGGGGCGGTTCTCCGTGAAGAAGGAATCCCCGAAGTCCCCGAAGAAGATAGACTTAGCGGTTTGCATGATAGGTGCTAGAATGCTTTATAGGGCCGTCCTATCCTCAAGGGAGTGGGCGGCAAGAAGCAAGCCTGACGGCCAGTGGAGGGCGTACCTGTGAGTTTCGAGAACATGATGCGGGCCTTCGAGAGCGGGGCACTCCGGCCCAAGACCGGCTACGAGGCCTACTACGAGGGCCGCGCCCGCGTCGCAGCACTCGGAGTCTCTCTCCCCCCCCAGGCCAGGGTCCTCGAAGTACAAGCCCCCTGGGCGAAGATGGCCACCGACGTCATCGTCGAGGTCCTCATCCCCTCCGGGTTCATCACCTCCAACGAGACCGACATTGAGGCCCTCCGGTGGATCGAACAGACCTGGCAGTTCAACGACCTCGACTCCCAGTTCAATCTCGCCGCCTCCGAGGCGATCGCCGTGGGCGCCGCCTACTGGGTCCTCTCACCCCCTGACGAGGACTCCGACTACCCCTACGTGAGGGCCCTCGACGCCAAGCACGCCGCCGTGAGACTCGACTGGCAAGGCCGCCTCGTAGAAGGCATCGCCGTCTACCGCGTGGACGCCGACACGGTAGGGGCAACCTACTACCTTCCCGACGGGGTCGTCTACTACCGGCGCGACGACTCCTCCCAGGAATGGCTCACCGACGGGGCCGGCCGCATGGACACGTGGGGCCCCTCAATCGTCCCCATGTACAACAGGGCCCGCCTCTCCGACAAGTACGGCCGCTCAGACATCGCCGAGATGGCGTCACTAGTCGACGCAGCATCCCGGACCCTGACGAACATCCAGGTCGGCCAGGAAGTCGCCGCCTGGCCCCTCAGGCTCCTCATTGGCGACCACTCCGCCCAGATCCTCGACAGCATGCCCGACACGATGCAGGCGTACATCGGCAACATCATGGCCGCCCCCGCCGGCTCGGACATCAAGCAGTTGACCGGCGTGGACATGACGCCGATCCAGAATATCTACCGCCTGTACGCGCTCCAGATCAGCGCCATGACCGGCATCCCCCCATCGATGATGGGCGTGTCCGCCGACAGCAACCCAACGTCGGCGGAAGCTCTTCGTGTGGCGAAGGACCGGCTGATCGCCCGCGCCGAGAACAAGCAGAGACAGTTCGCCGACAGCCTGGAGCAGATCGCCCGCGCCATCTGCGTGATGGGCGGCTACGACCTAGAGGACCCCACCGCCCTGGAAGTGCAGTGGCGCGACGCCGCAGCCCCCTCCGTGTCAGCGATGATGGCATCAGCGCTGCAGGCCCAGGCGCAGGGAGTCCTGTCCTCCCAGACGGCACGCGACTTCATGATGCTGTCCCCCCAGCAGCGCGAGCGCGAGGACGCCCGCAGCCAGGAGATTGACGAGATGGCCGGCGCCGGCGTCGCTGACAGGGCCCTCCGGGACCAGGAGGACGACCCCGATGACCCCGGCGACGACGCCGATGGTGAGAGCCGGGAAGAGGATGCCAGCAGGAACGGCCGGAAGGAGAAGCGTGACTGAGGCCGTCTTCCGGGCCCTCCTGGACGCGATCCTCGCCCTGTTCCGCCGCAGGTCGCAGTCGATCATGCGGGCGCTCCCCTACGACGGGGCCAAGGCCGACACCGGTATCGTCGACGCCCTGTTCCATGAGGTGGATGAGCACCGGCGTCTCGCCCACGCCGCCGGCGTCCTGTTCCTGCGGGGGCAGGCCCGCAAGAACGGTGGAGACGAGGCGTGGGTCCCTCAGCGGCAGCCCTACCGTCGTAGCGCTATCAGGCAGGCCATCCGTGAGACCCCCGGGGGGCTGCGTCGCGGCAACGAGGAGCAGGTGCAGAGGGTGCTTGACCGGCACGTCGAGGGGGCTGCCCGCCAGGCCGTGGTGCACGCTGTCCTCGACGCCCCTAGGGATGTCGGGGAAGCCCACCGGCAGGCCCAGAAGGTGGTGGAGGATCTCAAGGAGTTCCCCCCCGCTGTGCGCCGTGAGGCGAAGAAAGCGGCCGAGAGGGAGGCCCGTGAGGCGTCCCGCCTTGAGGAGCAGAAGCGCCGCCGTAAGAAGCCCGAGAAGACACAGGAGACCCCGGAGAAGCCCGCGGCCGAGAAGCCCGGGAAGCCGGAGAAGGCCGAGGCGGAGGCCGAGTGGCGGCCTGAGACTCCGGAGGAGCGGCGTGCGCGCCGCAGGAAGGCCCTCGAGGACGCCTTCGACAAGATCGCAGACCGTGTCGGTGAGGCGATCGAGGAAGCCGACTCTGAGCCCACCCTCCGGGAGATTGTCCGTAAGAGGGCGCCCCTCGCCGTCGAGGACATTCCCGACCCGGACCGTCACGACAAGCAGGGCCGCAAGATCCTGAAGGCGTTCGCGTGGGCCAGGGTCGTGCACCCCGGCCCGGACGGGCCCTGCGGGTTCTGCGCCATGCTCGCCGGCCGTGGCCCCGTCTACAAGACGCAGGGGACGGCCGCGTTCGCGTACCACAACAGTGACCGGTGCACCTGTGTCCCCGTGTTCACTACTCGTTCCTGGCCTGGGAAGAAGGCGTCGGCGGAGTATGCGGGCGTCTACAACCGTGCTGTCAAGAAGAAGGGGCTGCACGGGGCTGAGGCTAGGACGGCCATGGATAACGCGTTGCGCGGCACAAGGTCGCGTGCGAAGTCAGCGAAACGTAAGGAGCGCACTGATGGCTGACAGTACGGCAGAGGCGAAGCAGGTCGCCGCGGACACCGAGGTCGACACGATCGTGTCCGGGCCCGGTGTCACGGAGAGGGACCTCCCGGCAGGCGCCCCAGAAGCCGCCGAGAGCCCCTCAGAGGCCGTGGAGGAGGCTGCCGGCGCCCCGGCCCAGCCGGAGCCGGGGGAGGCTGCCCAGGCGGCCCCTGAGGCCCCCGAGGAGGGTGCTGCGGGGCAGGCGGAGGCCCCCGTGGGGCAGGAGGGGCGCATCGCCGCCCTGGAGAAGGCCCTGGAAGAGATGCGGGCAGAGCGCGTCAAGGCCGAGAAGGAGGCCGCGGAAGCCCGCCGCGCCAAGGCCCTGACCGACGCCGGCCTGTCAGAGGACTACGCCGTGTTCCTCGACGGCGACCCCGACACCTGGGAGCAGCGTCTCAGCCTGCTCACGGGGCCCAAGGGGGCGGCCGAGAAGAAGCCCGTATCAGTGCCCCGCGACCCGGTTATGAGTTCTGATACGATTAGTAAGAACAACCTACAGGAGCAGGCCGCCGGGTTCTTTGGCCTCCTCTGATACATCAGGAAGGAACAGCAAATGCCAGACGCCGCTGTTAAGAGCCTTGACAACCTCCTCTCCGGACAGAACAAGGCCGTATTCCCCCCGGAGGTCCTGGAGCAGATCTGGAAGCGTGTCTACAAGGGCTCAGTCGTCCAGGCAGTCGCCCAGACGACCCCGATCCCCCTGTCCGGCGCCGTCATCCCGGTCCCCGTCGGCCAGCCCACCGCCGGAGTCGTCGCGGAGGCCGCCCTCAAGCCGACCGTCGACGTCTCCTTCGAGACCCGCACGATCACCCCGATCAAGGTCGCTGCCGGCGTCGTCCTCTCCGAGGAAGTCATCCGCCGCAGCCCCGTCATGGCCTACCTCGACCTCCAGAACCAGTTGGTTGAGTCCATCGCCCGCGCGATGGACAACGCTGTCCTGCACGGCAAGGACGCCATCACCGGTAACGCCCTGACCGGCCAGACCCCGATCATCTCCACCGCCGCCAACGTGGTGACCGTCGACTACGCTGCCGCCAAGCCCGACGCCCTTCTCCAGAGCGTCCTCGCGGGCGTCGACGCCGTCGAGGCGGCCAACGACCAGTTCGCGGTGGACGCGTTCCTCGCCCGAAAGAACGTCCGCACCAAGATCATCGGCATCAGCGACACGCAGGGCCGCCCCCTCTACCAGGCGTCCAGCAGCCTCGCTGACCCGGTCGGCACCTTCCTCGGCCTGCCCGTCCACTACACCAACGCGGTCGGCGGCTACGAGAAGGCCAAGGTCGCCGAGACCGAGGCCGTCATGGTCGCAGGCTCCTTCAAGGACAACCTCGTCCTCGGCAACGTGGCGTCGATCGAACTGCGTCAGGCCAACGAGTACGCGTTCGGCCACGACCTCTTCGGCAAGAACCTGAAGGCGTTCCTCGCTGAGGCCACCTTCGGGTGGGCGCTCCGCGACCCGAAGGCCTTCGCGGTCTTCAAGAAGAAGGCCTGACCAGCAGCCCGGCGCGGCCCCTGATAGAGACGGTGAGGAGGATACTGGCGTGACAGCGGCAACACTGGAGGACGTGAAGGCGGCCCTTCTACGGGAGCCCGACCCCGTAGACGAGGTCCCCTACATTCAGCCCATGCTGGACTACGTCGAGGCCAGTATCCTTCTCACCGTCCCGAACGCCCTCGAAAAGGCGGCCGCACGCAAACCCTACGAGACCGTCCTACGGCGCGTCGAGGCCGAGTGCGTGTGCCGGGTCCTGCGCGCCCCTGCCGGCGGCATCCTCAAGTACGAGACCGAGGGCTCCTACACGTACTCCGTGAACAACGCGATCGCCTCCGGCCTCCTCGAGGTCCGGCCGGAGGAACTCGCGCTCCTGGTCGAGCACCCGGGCGGGTGGACGGCCATGACCGCCCGGGGGGACGGGTACCTCACCAACCGGCGGGGACTGCACCAGGAGGGCTCCTGGGTCGCGTCCTACGGGCGGCAGGACCCTCCCGACCCCGGTGCGGGCGACCTTGCTGGCGTCACCCCGTGGGGGACCTGGTGATGGCCGGCGCATACAAGCCCCGCCGGCGCCGCTTCCTGGAGGACGGCCCCCACACGGTCGAGGTGACCCCCATGACGGTGGAGGACGGCCCCACTGGCCGCCGCTACGTCCCCGGCACCCCCGTCACCGTCAACAGGGTGCTCGTGCAGCCGCCCTCAGGCGGCGCCGGCAAAGCCGCCGAGACCCGGACCGGCGACAAGGGACTGCTTGACGAGACCAGCCGCACCATATACGGGCGAGGCAAGTGGCCCGGCGGCCCCCACAGCAAAGTGAAGGTAGTTGTCGGCCCTGAGGGGGCAGACGCCGTCACCTATCAGCAGTCGGGGTCCGCAGCCCAGTACGGGGCGTCCCCCATGACCGCCCACTTCAAGGTGCGTATCGACGCTACCGGGGTGGAGTCGAAATGAGTGGAGACGTCACAGTCTACGACGACGCCATGACCCATGAGGATATTGCGGCCGTCGCGTCCCGTGACCCCGCGTTCGCTGCCGCAGCCTCGGCCGTGCTCGCCGAGATCAAGGCTGAGGCCGCGAAGCACGTCAAGACAGGCAGGTTCCTCGGCAGCATCAGCATGCACCAGGAGAAGACCGACTTCCATATCGAGGAAGACGGCCTGGACTACGACTGGAACGCCGAGATGGGGCACTTCCAGGGTGAGCGTGGTAAACCCGGCCGCAAGTGGGTCAAAGGCCTCGGTATCTTCCGTAACGTCGTCCGCCGGCACGGGGGCTTCTGATGGGCCGCCACCTCAACCACAGGCCGGTGATGCCGCTCACTCTCATGGTGGAGGCTACCCGGCTCGCCTGCAAGGGCGCCACAGTCCTCTCCGAGGCCCAAGTCGACATCAGGCCCGACGTCGACGACACTGAAGGCCCCCTCGTTGTCGTCCAGGTAACCTCCAACGCCCCGCTGGAGAAAGGCCCGTTCGGCGCCGCAGTCCAGTGCTCGGTCCGCTGGCTCGTCACCCACCCCGACGCCCACACGGCAGAGACAATGGCGGTAGCCCTGATGGAGGGAATGAACCGCCTCTGGCGTGACGGCACCCCACTCGACGGAGGAATGATCTCCCACCTGGAAATGGGGTACCCGTTCCTCGGCGGGGCCCAGAATAGTACGTCAGACTACAATGAGTTCAACGTCACCGCGACGGTCGTGGTGCGCTCGACGGTACGGCAGGAAGGCTAAGGAATGGCTAACACCAGCAACGCCGACAAGGAGATCCAGATCGCGGGCATGGGCCACGTCTACATCGGTGACGTGGACACCGCCGCCCCGAACCTCTGGTCCTACAGTTTCGGCGACGGCGCGACCCTGGAAGTCCAGGGGTGGACCTGGATCGGAGACACCTCCTCCGAGAACCTCATCTCGTTCGAGACCGACGGCGGTGACACGTCCACCAAGGACACGTGGGACCGCAAGAACGCCCGGTCGACCCGTGCAACGAAGACCACGAAGGTCACGATCTCGTCCGTGTCCATGTCCGACGACACGATCCAGGTCGCGTTCCCCGGCTCCACCTACGTGGACGCGACCGACGGCTACGACCTCGTCCTCTCCGGCAGCATCGACAAGGCCGTCCTCATTGTTATCGAGGAGGGCCTGCTGGTCTCCGGCATCCTCCTGCGGAAGGTCAACCTGTCCGGCGACATGCCGACCCTGGACAAGGAGAACTTCACCGAGATCAAGATCAACGGCGTGATCCTCACTCCCCCGTCCGGGAAGGCCGCGGTCCACTACCTGAAGCCCCGTGAGGTCACCGGCACCGCGACCGGCGTCCCGACGATCACGAACATCCAGCCGGCCACCGGCAAGATCGGCACCTCGGTCACGATCACCGGCACGAACTTCGACGGAACCACGTCTGTCACGTTCGGCGGTGTCAGGGCGGCGTTCGCGAAGAAGTCCTCGACCGTCATCACCTGCACTGTGCCGACCGCCAGTGCGGGCCAGCACGAGGTCGCCGTCATCAACACCAAGGGCCGCGGCGCCGGGGCGACCAAGTTCACGGTCACCGTCTGACACACGACTCCATCCGGCCGGGCCGCTCATGGTGTGCTCCCGGCCCGGCCGGATGGTACCCACGTCTTCGGGGCGCACCGTCCACTGTAGGAGCACACGATGGCAGACAGCAAGAAGCCCCAGCCCGAGGCTACAGTCGAGTTCGACCAGGTTGAGGGCCACGAACTCATTGTTCACCCCCGGTCTCTGATGCCCTCTCAGGCGGTCCGCCTGCTCGCGGCCGCCGGCATCGATCGCGGCGACGACGTCACCCTGGAGGCGATCCAGCGGATGATGGAGGAGATCGAGGAGTCGTTCCTTCTTGACGCCGAGGGGTACACGGCCCTCTACAAGGAGAAGGGCCTGACCGCGATCATGGATCTGGTGGGGGCGTTCCTGGGGGAACTGCTCGGCGGCGAGATCTGAGGCTCTTCCTTGACGAGAACCCGGATGCCGACGCCGACTTGTATGCCCTCTACGGGGTGGATGGTCGTGACGCCGGCATCCGGCTCTCTCTTGTCGAGAATCTTGTCGCCAGGCTCCCCTTTGAGCCTCGTTCTGTGTGGAGGGCCCGCACCCTGCTGGGTGGGGAGGAGTGGTTCGGCTGGTCTCTGGCGGAGCGTCAGCGGGCTGACCTTATTGACTTGTCTGTGCTGACGATGCGTGCGTGTGCTCAGCAGGGGGCGCGTCTGCGGCCGTCTGAGGCGGCGGCTAGGCCGGGTGGCGTGGAGAGGAAGAAGGAGACGGCTTCTTCGTCTGATAGCCGTAGCATGGCTGCTATCATTGGTTCTATAGGCTGATCCGATAAGGTGGTGTAGCGGATGCCCCGCGGTATCGTCGGAAAACTCGGAGTCAAGGTCACCCCTGACGTCACGAAGTTCGCGAAGGAACTGCGGGAGAAACTCCGTAAGGTCCGGTCCCAGACTGACTTCGACCTGCCTGTCGGCCTCGTCCTCGACGACGGCGACGTCAAGCAGATCCAGGAGCGGCTCAAGCGCCTCGACGCGACCGTCAAGGTCAAGGTCGAACTGAACAAGGAGTCCCTGAAGAAGGCCCAGGGGCAGATCAAGCGCCTCGACGCGACCGTCAACGCGAAAGTCAAGATAGACGAGGCCTCCCTGAAGCAGGCGAAGGCCAGGATCCAGGGCCTCGGTGGCGCCCAAACTTCCCCGAAGGTCAAGCCGAAGGTCGAGAAGAGGGACCTTGACGCACTGTGGAAGAACTTCGAGGGCGCTGAGACTAAGGTCACCCCAAGGATTGACGGGTCTGGCCTGTCCCGCATGCGGGAGCAACTGAAGCGGCAGGACTGGCCCACCGCGGAGATCAAGCCGCACCTCGACACGAGAGACATCAAGAACCGGAAGGATGGCCTCGATCAGGGTGGCGTGACTATCCGCCTCGACCTTGACGAGGCCTCCTACAGGCGTGTCCAGGCGAGAATCAAGAGCCTCGCAGAGAAGGTCTCCGTCCACCTGCACCTGGACGAGTCCGACTATCACAAGATCAAGCGGAAACTTGGCCGCCTCGACACGACGGCGACCGTGAACGCTGACGCAGACACGGGCAAGGCCAGGGCGAAGTTCATGTGGCTGGCCCGCACCCGGTTCGTCAAGTTCATTGCTCTCGCAGACAATGCGGCCCTCCGTAAGGTGGAGGACTACTTCCGGCGCCTCTCCGGGTTCCGTGCCCTGTCCGACTGGTCCAGGGCCGCGAAGGACATGGTGATGAACCTGGACCAGACGGCCCTCACCATGGGTGTCATGGGGTCTGCGGCACTGTCTGCTGCCGCCGCGGTGACTGCTCTCGTGGGGTCGACGCTGGCGTTGGCGAAGGGTATCGCCTCGATCTCCCCGGCCGCCCTGGCTCTCCCGGGCGTCTTCCTTGGTATGGCGACCGGGGCTGTCACCCTCGTTGCCTCCTTGAAGGATGCTGGTGAGCGGCTGAAGGACATCGGGGAGCAGTTCAAGCAGGTCAAGGAGAACTTCAGTAACGCGTTCTGGGCTGAGGCCGAGGGGTCTATCCGGTCCCTGGCCTCGGACGCGATGCCGATCCTTGACCGGCAACTGTCGTCTCTTGCCGCAGCCCAGGGGCAGTGGACGGCGGCGGTCGCGGACGCGGTCCACTCTCACCTCCCCCAGCTAGAGGAGTCTCTGGAGAACACCGCGGAGGGGGCGCGCCGCTCCACGCGCGGTTTTGGGGCGTTCACTGAGGGGATCGTGACGCTCGGCCTCGTTGGCTCGAAGTACCTGCCCATGCTGGGTGACTGGTTCTCCGACCTGGGCGAGAAGTTCAGTGCGTGGGCGCACAAGGCGGCCAGTGACGGCAGTATCGAGGCCGCGATCACGAAGGCCGGCCGGGCGGCCCGCAAGGTCGGGGCTATCATGATGGACTTCGGCCGCATCGTCGGGGGCGTCTTCTCCGCTGCGGAGAAGGGCGGCTACACGATGGACCGGCTCGTCAACACCGTCGACCGGTTCTCGAAGGTCGTGAACAGTCTCGGCGGCCAGACAGTGTTGACGAACCTGTTCGCTGGCGCCGCCTCCGCCATGGATGTTCTGACGGCCGCGGTCGGGAAGACCGGGGACGACGTCGTCAACTTCTCGTTCACGGTGCGCAGGTCTATGACTGATGCTGCGGCCGTGGCTGGGAACGCGTGGATCGGGTTGGCGAACATCCTCGGTTCTAACGCGTTCGGCAGTGGCTTGTCGTCGTTCTTCATCGGGTTGAACGAGGGCGTGTCGAAACTTCGTGACGCTGCCCCTGAGATCTCCCAGTTGCTGGGGTCGGTCCTGACTCTTGGGGGGTCGCTGGCGTCGACGGTGGGCGGGGTCCTGGCGACCGCGTTCGAGAAACTGGGGCCGCCTGTGGCTAGGCTCCTGACTGCGCTGGCTCCTCTGGCTGAGGCCCTGGGTGACTGGCTTGTGGGTGCTATCGAGAAGGTGGCGCCCTGGTTTGAGAAGCTTGTTGACAAGTTCCTGATCCCGATGATTGAGAAGTTCACGGAGTCTCCGGGGCTTGTGATCGCGCTGGTGACGGCTTTCTGGGGCTTCCAGAAGATTGTTGAGTTGGCGTCTGGCCTGGCCTCTATCGTCAACATTGTGACCTCGATCTCTTCGGGGATTGGTGCGTTGTCCGCAGTGTTCGAGGGGGTCGCGCTCGGCCCGATCGCACTGTGGGCTGCAGCCATCGTCGGACTCATTGCCGGCCTCGTGCTCCTGTGGAACAACTGCGAGTCGTTCCGCACCGCCGTCACAGACATCTGGAACAACATCTCCGAGACCATCGGAAACGCCATCCAGGTTATTGTCGACTGGTTCGTTAACGAGTTGCAGCCAGCCGCCATGGGCCTGTGGCAGGCGTTCAGCGACCTGTGGACCACGCTCGGGCTGCCCACGTTCGACAGCATCAACGCGGCAATCGAGTTCCTCCAGCCGATCTGGGAGGGCTTCTGGAACGGTCTCGTGTCGATCGTCACAGGCGTCTGGGACATGATCTCCGGGATCGTCATGGGCGCCATCCAGATCCTCACCGGCATCATCCAGTTCTTCATCGCGTTCCTCACCGGGGACTGGGGGAAGGCGTGGGAGGCTGTCAAGAACATCGTCAACGGCGCCATCTCGATCATCACCGGCATCATCACCGGCGGTGTGAACATCTTCCTCGGCGTGTTCCAGTGGTTCTCGACCGCACTGTCGGCCCTGTGGTGGGGCATCATCGGGGCGATCAGCGGGTTCGCTTCCTCGATCGTGAACCTCCTGGTGAACGCGGCCCGTAACAGCACGTACTCGGCTGCACGGTTCTTCGCTGACTTCCCGAACAAGATCAAGGGGTTCTTCGCGGACGCCGGGTCGTGGCTGGCTTCTGCGGGACACAAGATCATTGACGGGTTCATTAACGCGGTCAGGGGGGCGTTCGGCAGGGTCCGGTCGACGTTCGGTGGGCTGACCAGGATGATCCCGCACTGGAAGGGCCCGGAGCCGACCGACCGTGCGCTTCTGAAGCCGGCTGGGCGGATGATCATCCAGGGGTTCGTGTCCGGTATCGAGGAGGAGCAGCCGGCGGTGAGGCACACCCTGAAACGGCTCACTGGGAAACTCCCTGGGATGACGGTGAACCATGAGGTTGACGGCAGCGGGTTCACGAAACCGGCGACAAGTGTGACGATCAACCAGTATAATCCTGTTCAGGAGCCGGATTCTTCGATCCGGGACAAGGTGGCGTCCGGCATCCGGCTGGCCGCCTCACTGTGACACAAGAAACGAGGCGGTAATGGCTTCCGGATACACGTTCAACGGAATCTCGCTGGATGACACTCAGGGCAGGTGGTCGACGCTCCTGGAAGTGGCTAACGGCCCCGACAGCCCCGGGAAGAACATCACTCTGGGAAAGCCGGGGAAGTTCACGATCATTACCATTGACCTCGACGACTATGCTCCGGGCAGCCTGGACGCGACACTGTCTGTGGCCGGGGGCGAGGGGGACCGGAAGGCGAACTGGCTGACCCTCCTGGGTGTGATGGACGCCTGGCGTGCCGGCGGCACCCTGAGGAGAGTGTCTGACAGTACGGTCGTGCCGGCCCACCTTGAGGATCTGCGCCCCCTGGGGGCCATGCCAGGGGGCGCCCTGGGGGTCTTCGCACGGTTCCGTCTGGATGACCTGTGGTTCCGGGAGCAGACCCCCACCGTTGAGGAGGGTGGGGCGAAGAAGTTCGCCGGCTCTGTGTACCCGATCACTGACCCGGAGGTGTCCTGGGGCACCCCGACGTCGGGGTGCTCTCTGCGGGACTGGCAGACCGGGCGCGGCGTCATGTGGAGGGGCAACCCTGACGGTGCCGCTTTCCTGAACGTTGACCTGTCCAGGAGCCTGGCGGTCCTGTCTGACACGCAGTGGTCGTACTCGGGTGTGGACGTGTCGGGGGGCCTGCTCGTGGACCCTGACTTCTTCCTGCTTCCTGTCGGCACTGCCGGCGAGTGCGGGTTCTCGGGTACTGGGGGTTCAGTGAAGGTGCGTGCCCGTAGGACGCTCGGAGTGGCCTGATGGCCTCCCAGTACACGTTCAACGGGGTGTCGCTGGACGACCCCGGGGGACGCTGGGCCGTGGACCGGGAGTGGTACCTCCCCCAGGGCGGGCCGGGGGTGGCGGCCCTGCCTGTTGAGGCGCCCGGGGCGGCCCTGGTGTCCGCTGACCCGTGGGACGGCCGGTACGCCCCGGAGGTGGCTGTCGTGGTGTCTTTCTCGGGTGACCTGTCGCCGAGGGATGACACTTGGTGGCGTCTTCGGGAGGCCGTGGACTCTTGGAAGGGTGGTGTCGGTGTTGTCAGGCGCCTGGAGAAGCCCGGGCCTGTCGAGGCGCGGGCGTTCCTGGTAGAGATCCGTCCCCTCCGGCAGGTTGGGGGCGGGCGTGCTGCTTGTCTGCTCCGGTTCCGTCTCCGTGACACTGGCATGCGGTCAGTGCAGCAGGTGACCGAACTGTCGGGGATCCTGAAGTTCCCTGGTGCTCTGCGGCCGATGACGGAGGTTGAGGCCGCGTTCCAGTACCCGAAGAGCGGGTGCGCGCTCACGTGCCGCCGGTGCGGGCGGAGTGTCCGCTGGTTCGGGGAGAAGGGCGACTACGGGTACCTGACTGTTGACTTGTCGAGGCGGCTGGCTGTCTTGACGGACTGGGACTTCTCCTACAGTGGCTTGGATGTGTCGGATGGTCTCGTGGTGGATCCGCTGTGGGCTCTGTGTCCTGGGGTGGATGGGACGTGCCAGTTCAGTATTGAGGGTAGGGTGCGGGCTCGCCCGTACTATGTGTGACAGGAGGCTGTGGTGGCGTCTGAGTACTATCTGAATGGTGTTCCGTTGGATGATCCGGCGGGCCGCTGGTTCGTGACGTCTGAGACGCTTCTGCCGTCCGTGTCCGCGCCCCGTAACGTGTCTGTGACGGTGCCGTTGCGGTCTGGTGTCCTGCCTGTGCCCGCGTACGCGGTGGACCCGTTCCAGGTGACGGTGAAGATGGTGATTCAGGACAATGGGCAGGGGCGTGCTCGCCTGGACTACAACTTCATGAATCTGATGCGGATGGTGCGGCCTATCGGGGACTTCCTGATGATGCAGTGGCGTGTCCCGAACATGCCGGGCCGTCAGGCGAGGGTGCGGTTGTCTGCGTCTGTGGAGCCTGTCTTCTACTACCTGGAGAACATGATTGAGGTCACTCTTGTGTTTGAGGGTATTGATGGCATGTGGCGGGACGAGCGCGAGCAGACGATGGTGTCCTCGAACCTGTCTCTCCTGTCCGGGTCTACCCTGCCGATCACTGATGCTGTCATCGACCTGGTGGGCTATGGGCGGACGGTGGAGATCGTTGACGTGCCGTCCGGGTTGACGATGCGGTGGGACAGGCAGAACCCGAACACTGAGCACCTGATCATTGACTGCGCCACCTATGAGGTGCACGGGTCTGATGTCGAGTTCGAGGTGTCCGGCCCTGATCTTGGGGCCGCCTTGACGGTGCCTCCGAGGGGGTTCCAGTTGACGCCTGACGCGGCGGGAGCCTTCTCTATGCGGGTGACGAACACGGGGACTGCGAAGGTGCGGGCGAGGAGGGCCTACTAGCATGCTGCGTGAGGGCCAGTACGGGTTCCAGTTGGTCGCCTATGCGCCTATGGGTGACCGTATCGGGCTGCTGCCTGACTTCACGTCTATGACGCTCACGGTCCCCTTGGGGGACCTGCCTACGTTGACGTTGTCGTACCCGTCGTCTGGGACGAGGTCCCGGTATCTGCGGTCTGGTGAGACGGAGGTGTCTGTCGAGTGGACCGCGAACGGGGGCGACTCGTGGAAGGAGGTCCCTGGGGCCCGGTTCCTGACGTCGAAGACTGAGATTGACCTGATTGAGGACGGGTCGACGATCTATAACGTCGAGCTCGTGCATATCGCTGACTACTGCCAGCGGGCTCTTGTGTGGCAGGCCCCTAAGGGTGGGGCTGACAAGGACGGGAAGTGGAACTTCCTGTCGGTGACGCCGGGTGCGATCGTGAAGTCTGTGTGGGATGCTGCCCGGGCTCGTGGCTGGGGTCGGGCTCTCGGCCTTGAGGGGAGCGCGTCGAAGGACGCCTATGATCAGGCGTGGAAGAGCATTATGACGATCGCCTATGATCCGAGTATTGATCTGTGGTCTGTGGTGACGTCCTTGTATGACCTGGGGATCCTGGATTACCAGTGGAATGGGCGTACGCTCAGCCTGTACAACCCGGACTCGTACATGTCTCGTAACCGGGAGAATGTGATCTGGCGTATTCCTGGGTCGAAGGGCGCGTCGGAGACGACCACCTGGCAGGACATGTGCACGGATGTCCTGGTGACGGGTGAGGGCGACAAGATCTGGCACTTCCACAATAGTGAGGCGCCCGCCACTCTGCGGCGTACGGAGAAGACCGTGTCCGCGGGGGGCGTGGAGAAGGAGGCGACGGCGAAGATCGTCGCCGAGCGGACCCTGAAGTCGGGGGCGCACCCGTCCCAGTCCGTGAAGCGGGAGTGGGCGTTGGGGGCTTCTCCTCTGTTGCCGTTCTACTCGTTCCGTCCGGGTGACTGGATCATGGTGGAGCGTCTGGATGGCATGGAGAAGATGCGTGTGCGTCAGGTGTCTGTGACGGTGGACCAGGATGGGACGTCCGGGCACGTGACGCTGGGGTCGCTTCTTGATGACTATCTGACGCGGCTGGCGAAGAAGACGAAAGGTATTGCTGGCCTGTCTGCTACGTCGGGTAGCGGGGTGCGGCCGGCGAAGCCTGCGGACCGGAGGAAGCCGGCTACCCCGCAGGGTGGCCTGGGGTCGGGGTTCGTGATCCCGAACTCTAACGGGTACGGGTACTGGGCTGCTGCCCGGCTGTCGTGGGGGGCTGTGACGACTGACGCCAGGGGTGTGGCGATCGACCTCAGCCACTATGTGGTGCAGGCTGAGCGTGAGGTGCAGCGGGCGCAGAAGTTGGGGGGCGCCTACTGGCAGAGGATGGCGCAGGTCCAGTTCGGGGAGAATGCTGGCGACTATGGGGACCTGGATCCGGGGCAGAAGTACCGGTTCCGCGTCTATGCGGTGTCTCAGGATGGTGTCGGTAGCGACTGGTCGGGGTACTGGTATGTGGATATCCCGTCGGATATTGAGCCTCCTCCGGAGCCGTCTGCCCCGGTCCTGACGCAGCGTCAGGGCGTGCTGTCTGTCGCCTGGGATGGTACGGCGAAGGGTGGTTCGTCTATGCCGGCTGACTTGTCGTATCTGGCTGTTGGTGTTGCCGGGTTGGATGCTGGGGGCGTGTACCGTCAGATGGGGACGATGACCCGGACGGGCCGCCAGTGCGTGATCGCGGACCTGCCGTTGAACAAGCAGTTGACGGTGGCGCTGATGGCGGTGGACGAGGTCGGGAACATGTCTGGGTGGGGGCCGTCGAGGACGATCACCTTGACTCAGGTGGGCGTGGATCCTGCGGTGATTCGTAACCAGGTTGAGGAGGCGATCAAGAATGGCGAGGCCCTGTCGAAGGCGACCCGTGATGAGATCATGGCGGCGTTCGCGCAGATGGGTAGGTCTAGCGATATTATTGAGTCTGTGTGGCCTCCGTCTCGTGGGACTGTCGGGGTGAGCCTGTGGGTGTCTCCGGACGGCAGGGTCTTCAAGTGCACGAAGCGCGGTAACAAGGAGGAATGAGCGGTGGCGTATAAGCGGGCGCGCGCCCAGTGGCTGGACTACCCGAAGGGTGATACGCCGATTCTGGCGGAGAATCTGAACCATATTGAGGACGGGATTGCTTCTGCGGCCCAGACGGCGGATGCGGCGCTGGCGGCTACTCCTGCTGGGGTGGTGGTGGCGTTCGCGGGGAATACTCCGCCGATGGGGTGGCTGCTGTGTAAGGGGCAGTCGGTGCCGCGGGGGTCGTACCCGAACCTGTTTGCTGCGATTGGGACGACGTACGGGAGCATGGATGCGTCGACGTTCAATGTGCCGGACCTGTCTATGCGGTATCCGATCGGGGTGCTGAACGGGGACGTGTCGCTGGGGACTGTGGGGGCTACTGGCGGTGAGCGGAATCATTCGCTTACTGTCAGTGAGTTGCCGTCACACACGCACAAGGTGCGGTCTTCGGGGAGTATCTGGGCCGGCGGTGTCGGCATCTATCAGACTGACGCGGGTGCGGGCGGTAAGTGGGATCTGCCTGGTAAGGATACTGGTGGGGGTAAGGATTATCTGATTGGTGGCGCCACCGGAGGTAATGCGGCTCACAACAACCTTCCCCCGTATGTTGTGATGAACTACATCATTAAGGTGTGAGCGTGGCTGTTAGGCAGACTGAGTACATTTCTTGGCCTGGCCCGCAGGAGGGGCCTGGCGAGGACTTCCTCCCGTATGTGAACCGTACTGCCCGTGATACGACGGTGGTGCATGGCCGGCATGGGTGGGAGTGGACTGAGGATACGTCTGACGCCACCCAGAGGGTGAGGATGGCTGTTGATGCCGCTAAGGGCATTCAGCGGTTCATCAATATCACGACGGACCAGTTGACGGTGACGGGGACCGCGTTCATCACTGAGGCCGTGATCCAGAAGATCTGGACCCGGATCATCACCGCTGAGGAGGGTGTGTTCGGGAAGATCAAGGCCGGCATGATCGAGGCCCACGAGGTGACTGCCGACAAGGTGAGGGCCGGGGCTATCGATGGTATGCAGATCACGGGGGCGATCTTTCAGACGAAGCCGTATGGCCAGTATCCGCGCACTGTGATCTCTTCGGATGGCATGTATGTGTGGGATCAGAACAACAACAACACGTTGTCGGTCAATAAGAATGGGTCGATCTGGATCGATGGCGAGTTAGGGATCAGTGACACGTGGTCTTGGGCCCGGTTCATTGACCTGAAGGCCGACGAGACCGGTACGGATGTTGGCGCCAATGGTCGTAGGGTCGGTGTCGGTATCGAGTTCCAGCGCACCAACAGCCCGTACAGTGCGTCCGGGAATATTACTATCGCTGAGAACGAGGCTGGGGTTCCCCGGCTGGATCTTCAGGCGCCGCGCAGGGGTGCGGGGGCGGCCCCGAGGATTCGGCTGTCCGAGGAGGAGATCATGCTTCTCAACTCTACGAGCCACCTGTCGATCGACTCGCGTGGTTTCTTCGGCAAGGCGGCCGGGGGGAAGGCTCTTGGATGCGAGTGGGAGGAGTTCTACATTCGTGCCGGGAAGTATGAGTCGTCCACGTTTGGCGTGAAGGGCACTAAGGATGGCCTGTGGGTGTCTTGGGACTATGACTGTGATCACCGGTTCTATACCTCGGGTGTTGAGGGCCAGGTTTCCTGCATGTACAGCCATGGGGCGTTTGTGCTGGTGAGGCAGAAGCCGAATGATGCTGGTAAGTATATTCAGTTGTCGAAGGACACGTGGGTGTATGGGAGTCTTGGCGCGAACAATAAGACGTTCATTATTGAGCATCCGCTTGCCCCGTACGATAAGTCTTTGATTCATTCGTGTACTGAGTCGCCGTGGCCGGGTGTCGAGTACTGGGACACGGTGACTGTCGGGGAGGGCGGCTCCGTGGATGTTGTTCTTCCTGACTATTTCAACGCCCTGCACCGCCCGGATCTGCCTCTTGCTGTGCTGTGCTCGGGGCCCGGGTCGCCGTGGGCGTCCAGGGTGCGGTTGGGGCGGTTCACGGTGCACGGGGAGCCGGGGTCGACGGTGGCGTGGCTCGTGAAGGCTGTGCGGCGGGCTGAGCATACGCGCACCCTGGGGCCGGGTGAGCCTCCGGTTGAGGGGCCGCCCGTGTCCGCTCCGGTCGCTGGCGGTGACGAGGAGGCGGCGCCGGAGCCGAAGGACCTGCGGTGGCTGTACGAGCCGCCGGTACCAACCGAGTGATAGGATCATGATATGAGTGACAGCGCGTCCGATAAGGATCTTGGCCGTCAGGTGGATGTGCTCCAGCGCATTGTCGCCTCCTACCGTGAGCGCCTCGCCATGGTGGAGGAGGAGCTAGTGACTGCGAACGCGAACCTGCGGATCGCGCAGGAGCAGATCGGCGCCCTCTCCGAGAAGGAGGAGGCGGGGGAGTGACCGCAGTCAACGAGTACGCAGCCAGCGAGATGCGGTACTGGTGCCGCACCTGGGACTATGGTGGTGTCGGCTACAGTCAGCCGAACAGGTGGTCCGCCTACGACAACAGCAACTGGGCCGGGTGGCTGACTGGCCCCGGGGAGATGGACTGTAGCGCTGGTGTTGCCGGCGCCTACAACATTGCCTTCCACGAGTGTGTGGGTGAGGGCGTGCGGCCCTCCTACTTCCCTCGCTCGACGTGGACCGAGTCCCTGACACGGGAGGCTCAGGCTCGTGGTTTCGAGGATATTGGTGATTCGTGGACGGGCAGCACCCCGGAGGGTGGGTTCGCTGTGGGGGACCTTCTGCTGCGCACCACTGGTGAGGGCGGCCATGTCGCAATGGTTGTCCGTGACGAGGATGACTCGTTCAACCCCTGGAACCCGCTGGTTGCGGAGGCGTGGATTGACTCGGCTGGCAGTATCTATGGTAGTGACGGTGGTGATGGTTCTGCTGCTGACGACAGTGGTGGCGAGTCCCGCCTGGTGAGGTACGGGTCGCACCCGTTGACGGTGTCGGCGGCGTGGTCGACGTGCCTGCGCTACCGGGGCCTGTCGTCTGGGGGCTCTCAGGCCGCCCCACGGGCCGCTGGGCGGGCTTTCGGCATCGACGTGTCCATGCACCAGGCCGGCATCGATATCGGGGCTACAGGGGCCGATTTCGTGGTCGTCAAGGCGACCGAGGGTGTCGGCTACACGGATCCGCAGTTCCGTGCCCTGGCTGACGCGACGTTGGCGTCAGGGAAGCGTCTCGGCCTCTACCATTTCGCCTGGCCGTCCTCGAACAGCGCGGAGGATGAGGCGGACGCTTTCATCTCCGCGATCCGCCCGTACCTTGACCAGAACCCGTTCCTGGTGCTCGACTGGGAGGACTCGGACGCCTACTACGACATTAGCTGGGCGGATCACTGGCTGAACCTGGTGCACCGTGGGACGGGTATCAAGCCCATCATCTACATGTCTGCCTCGGTGGCGAACGGCGCATGGTGGGAGCAGATCTCTCGCGTCTACTGGCTGTGGGTCGCTGGGTATCCGGCGGATGCTCCGGACTCTCGTGCGACGCCGGACTGCCCGTATGTTCCTCTTGGGCACGAGTGGGAGGCGCTCATGTGGCAGTACACGTCTACTGGGCGTGTGCCTGGCTGGGGTGGGGACCTGGACCTGAATGTCTGCTACCGGCCCGACGTGCTCGGGCTCACCAACAACACTTCTACTGATGAGGACTGGCTGAATATGGCTTCTGCTGTCGACTATCTCCGTACTATCGCTGACGCTGTTACTCCGGGTCAGGAGGGCGTCAAGTTTGATGGGGCCCTGTATAACAGGGTCAAGGAGACGCTGAACACTGTGAACCGGACTGAGGCGCTGCTGCGTGAGGGCTCCTCGAAGTCTGTGTACAACCGTCTGGATGACATTGAGAAGTATGTGGCGTCGATTGACCAGCAGTTGAAGGCCCTGGGTGAGGCTGTCGCCCAGCAGAACAAGTAAGGAGACTGACTGTGTCGAAGCATGTTGCTCTGACTACTGACCGCACGACCCTGGATGGGCTGCTGACTCCGGAGCGTCGTAAGGCGTTCTATGGGCTCGCGTCGGCTCTGCTGGCTGTGGGCCTGGCGACGAACCTGTTCACCCCGCAGGACGTGTCTCAGGTCGCTGACGCTGTGACGGCTGTGATTGGTGTCCTGACTGGTGTGGTGGCGTTCCTTCACACTGGGGGCACCTACAAGGCTCCCGCCCAGCCGGCGGACGAGGCCTGACAGGGGGTTCTTGTTGGCTCCGTGGTGGTGGGATGCTGAGATGGTCAACGCGGTCGCGGCCCTTGTGGTGGCGGTGACTGGGTTGACGTCTGGGATGCTGATTGGTCGGGCGAGGTCGCGGCCTGAGCGTGAGGCCCAGGCCGCGGAGATCGCCGCTATCCGTGCTGCTGCTGAGGCTGCGGCGGAGCAGACGACGAATGATCATGGGACGAATCTGCGGGATGATGTGACGGCGGTCCAGGACAGGGTGGACCTGGTGCTGGATGCGCTGGCTGCGGAGGCTCGTGCTCGCCGGGATGCTGACGGGCTGTTCAGTGAGAAACTGGATGCTGTGGCTCGGTCGGCGAGGGCTGATCGTGCTGAGATTTTTCGGCGTGTGACGGAGTTGGAGCGGGCGACGTCGGACTGTGCGCTTGCTCGGCTTCCCAAGGACCCTGATCAGATGGTATAGTCTGTTCTTGGCCGCACCTGTTGAAGGCGACGCGCGGTGTGGCCGCGCATGTGGTGGTGCAGAAACGCCCCCACAGTGCCCGTGAGGTGCTGTGGGGGCGTCGCCGTGTCAGGGGGCCATGTAGACGGGGAGCCCCGCGTTGAGGTCGATTCCGATCCTGCTGGCCCGGAAGAGGACGCTGGGGGGCTTGCCTCCTCTCAGGGTGATGACGCCGATGGGGTTGGCGCTGTGGTCGGTGAGGACAGCCTCCTGTGGTCCTTCGTGGCGGAGGAGCGGGTTGACCACCACTTTGAAGCCGTCCTTGTTGGGGGTGAGGATGATGCACCCGGTCGGGAGGCTGGCGTGGGGGAGGTTCCTCTCTTTCTTGAGCCGGCGCTCGGCGTCGGCGTAGAGGGCTTCCCGGTCGAGGGTTCCGCCGACAGCCTGGAGCGTCTTCTCGGTGATGGGCAGGTGGTATGACCAGGTCTCTTCGAGGAGGGTGATCTCTGTGGGGACGCGTGTCATTCTGGTTCCTTTCTTCCTATGAGGTGCGTGAGGTCTTCGAGTGTTGTGATGACCCACTGGTCTCCGGGCCGGGTGGTGCCGCGTCGTTTGGCGATGATGATGCCGGTGTTCGTGTTCTTGTTGGCGGCTTCGGTGTGGGCCTCTCGGATCCATGTGGTGGGGTGGAGTCGGCCTCCGTAGTCTTTGCACTCGACGGCGATGGGGTTGCCGTGTGTGTCGGTGACGCCGCGGATGTCTCCGAGGTCACGGCTGCCGGTCTTGACCTGACGGTCGATGCTGTCGTCCCCGAGGGTCTCTTTGAGGTAGTCGGCGACGGCTCGTTCGAATGCGGCGCCGGCTCGTTTGGCGGTGTTCCTGTTTCGTGTCACCTGTCTGTGTCCTTGGAGTGCCGGGGGCAGAGGTTGGCTGCTCCGAGTGTCCAGCCTTTGGCGCGGGCGAGGTCTTCGAAGAGCCTGAGGGTGTGCTTGGGTTTGGACCTGTAGGTGGCGTAGCAGGAGGGGTGGCTGCACTGGATGGCCCAGACGGGGCCTCGGGGGGTGTCGTGTATCAGTGGGAAAGGGCGGCCCGGTAGTCTCGGATCGCTGCGCATTGTGTGATCTCTTCCATGTGTTCGTCGTGTGTCTGTGATGGCCATCCGCCGAGGAGGTCGTCGAGGAGGTCGCCGGCGTGTTCCTGGGCCTCCTGGTTGAGGGCGTCCATGGTGTGGTCGTGTGCGGCGTCTCCGTATGTGATGGCTTCCATGGTGGCCCAGTAGGCTCGGGCTTTGTCGAGGCCTTCGGGGGTGAGGAGGGGGACGTAGTCTGCGGCCCCGTTGCGGAAGACTTGTACGGTGTGGTCGTGTTCGTCGGTGAGGATGAGGTCTCCGTTGTCGGCGACGATGACGGGTTTCCCGATGTGTTTGCGGATGTGTGGGAGTTGGCTGCCTGAGATTACTGCGATTCCGCGCACTGTTTTCTCCAGTTGTGTATTGACTGTGTGGTGACGCTGGCCCATTTGGCGACCCGGGTGGGGGGGTGGCCGGCTTTGTTTGCGGCGACTGCTGTGGCCCGGAGGCGGGCTCTTGCTGCCTGGTACTGCCGGTAGGCGTTGTCTGCTTCTGTTTTTGCTTGCTTGACTCGTGTTTCGTGGGGCGGGTTCATGGCGTGTTGTGTGCCCCGGCCCGCCAGGGGGTGGCGGGCCGGGGTGGGGTTGTCAGGCTGATGCGGCGATGCTGGTGAGGATGAGGGCGACTCCTGCGGCGAGGAGCCCCCAGGCCGGGCCGGAGATGAGGCCGATCGCTACGGCGATGGCGATGGTGCCGCCCAGGAATGCGACCCCGGCGGCGAGGTTCCTGTTGTCCTTGTTGCCCATTGTTGTGTTGTCCTTAGAAGGGGGGCTGCCCGGTCGGGTTGTTGCCCCACGGGTCCGTGGTGGTGTTCTGCTGGGGGGGCTGCTGCTGTGTGGCGGCGGCGGTGGGCTGGACTCCCCATGAGCGTGCGGTCAGGGAGAGTGCGGGGTGGGGCTGCCCGTCCTTGCCGGTGTAGGCGCGGATCTTGGGGGTGCCGGTGACGGTGACGGGGGTGCCCTTCCGGATGGCCTGCTGGGCGGCCTCGGCGTCCTTGTCCCAGAATGAGCAGGTCACCCAGGTGGTTTCGCCGTTGTCTTCCCACTGGCGGGTCTGCTCGTTGTAGCGCCTGGGGGTGTGGGGGATGAGCGCCTCGGTGACGGCGGCCCCCTGGGGCGTGTACTTGATCTCGGCGTCGCGGGCGGCGTAGCCGTCGATGGTGAGGGTGATGGTGTTTCTCATGATGCTTCCTCCTGGTTGTTCTTACGGTGGGTCTTGCGTTGGATTGTCGCCTGTGCCTCGACTGCGGGTTCCTGGAGTTCTTCGACGCCGTAGGAGAGGCCGGCGAGGACGTCGGGTGCGATCCTGCGGCATACGTCTGCGGCGGCGCGGGCGTAGAGCATGGCCTCCGGGTGGGCGGTGTACTGGCGGTTGCGGTCGAGGCCGGCCGCCTTGACGCGGGCAGTGTCCCAGGTGGATTCCTCGACGTGGCTGCTGCCGTGCCGGCGGCCCTTGACGGTGACTGTGGTGGCGTCCGCCTCCTCGGTCCAGACCTCGTGCCCCTTGGCGAGGACGAGGGCGACCATGGACCTCGTGTAGAGGGCGGGCTTGCCGCTGATGACGTAGATGGATTCGAGGGCTGCGACAGGGTCGAGGCCGAGGGCGGCGCCCTTCATGATCGCGACAGCCGTGTCGGCCGGCTTCCCCTGGAAGTGGTTGGGGACGAATGCGGTGCCGGCGAGGCCCTTGGCGAGGGTCATGGCGTCACCCATGGCCCCAGCCCATGCGGCGAGATCGGTGGAGACCTCGTAGGCGCCTGTGGGCTGTGCCGGCGTGTGCTCTGCCGGGATGATGTCAGTCATTGTTTTCTCCCCATGCGTCGTTGATCAGGTTCTTGAGGTCCTGGCAGGAGTACGCGTCTGCGATGTCCTTGGCCTGCTGGGTGTCTACGACACTGGCCTTGTGCCATGTCATGTTGGCGATGTCTTCGGCGTCGAGGGTGAATGGTTCTCCGCAGGGGAAGACGTAGCGGGCGTTCTTGTTGCTGTCGATGCGTACGGCGATGGCTCCCCCGAATTCGATCATGGGGCGGCCGGTGCTGGGGTCGGCGCCGATGAAGCCGTCGTCGACGACGATGACTGGGGCGTCCGGGGTGTTGTCGAGGGTGGACAGGAGGACATAGTCGGTGCCGTCGGGCACCCCACTGTCGTCTGTGTGGCGGATGGACCAGAGTCCTGCCGTGTTCTTGTAGGCGATCACGTCACGGGGCCGGATGTCGTCTTTGCGGACGGGCCCTTGCGGGCGTCTCATTGCGTCTCCTTGAGTGTGTCGGTGATGGTGGGCAGTGTGCTGTGCAGGATGTTTGCTGCCTGGAATGCTTCCCATCCGGGCCCGTCGGGGTGTCCGGCGGGGATGAGGGTGGCGTCGTCGTCGCTGATGTGGATGATGCCGAGCCGGTCAACGTGTGGCATGGGCTTTTCCTCACCGTCGATGGTGAGGAGCGTGTCCATGTGGGCGTAGGCTGCGACCTGCATGACGTGTGTCTCGTGGATGCTGCGGCTGGATTTCCAGTCGAGTAGCCATGTCTCGCCCCGGATGGTGGCGATCAGGTCGATCGTGCCCGCGTACCAGAGGGTCTTGTTGTAGCCGCGGGCCTCTGTCTCTAGGGCCTGGATGTTTTCCCGGTCGAGCAGGTTGAGGGCCTGCTGGGCCATGGGGAGCAGGTCCTGTGGGCAGTCGGTGGGGTCGCCGTGGGCTGCGGCTTCCATGACGTGGTGTATGCGTGTTCCTCGGCGGGCGGCCTTGTCGCGTTCTTTCCAGGGGGTGCGTCTGAGGTCCCGGATGATGTCCTCGGGGTTGTCGCCGGCCTGGATGCGGGCGGCCCAGGCGTCGTTGTGCTCGATGGCGTCTCGGGCTACGAGCCCGGCCGCCCAGTAGGGGAGGCCGGGCTTGTCTACGACGCCTAGGATCGTGGTGACTGACGGGATCCGCTGCCCGTCGAGCGTGTACCTGTGCCGCCGGTCATCGAAAACGAGTCCGTTCACGGCTGGGGTCCTTTCATCTGCGGGTACTTCTGGTGGATGCTGCGGATGGTGGTGACGGTGACTGGTTCCTCCCATGTGCTGTCGCACCGCCATTCGAGGGGGTTGTTCTCGTCTTTGACCCATGCGTAGAGGGTTTTTTCGGAGAGGGTGAAGATCAGGTTGTTGCCGGCGGCTGCTACCTGGTTTCCGTGCTTGTCGTGTGTGAGTGTGACGTTTCTGCCGCCTGGGGGGAGGGTGAGCATTGCGAGGGCGGCGGGCCAGAGGTCGTTTGCGTTCACTTGTTTCCTTTCGTGGGGGTGGGGCCTTCCTGTCCTTGGTAGTGGGAGCCGATGGCGTGGTGCCCGTAGGGTCGTTCCGCAGCCCTGTCGAGTTCCCAGATTGTGATTTGTGCGATGCGCATTCCTTCTGTGAGGACGACGGGCCGGGTGCCGAGGTTGACGATCTCTAGGGTGATCTGCCCGTGGAATCCGGGGTCTATGAAGCCTGCTGTCTGGTGGACGGTGAGGCCGAGGCGGCCGAGGCTGGACTTGCCTCCTACCTGGGCTGCGTGCCGTGGGCTGAGGTGGATGGTTTCTCGCGTGGAGGCGAGCCAGAGTTCTCCGGGGAAGATCACGCTTGCGGGTGTGAGCGTGATCTTGTCGTACTCGATTGTGGGGTCTTTCGGGGTGACGGGCAGGCTGTCCTTGCCGGCTGCGAGGATCCTGCGGTCGAGTGTGACTTCGATGCTGGCTGGTTGTATGAGTGTTTCGGTTGGTTCGGGTCCTCGGAGTGTGATCTGGTGGTTGTTGATTGCGTCGCGGATTCCGCGGTCGCTGAGCATCATTCTGTCTGTCTTCCTGTGTCGGGGGCGGCCGCCTGCCCGGAGACTTCCAGGTAGGCGGCTACTAGGGCTTTGCTGTCGGCGGGGTCTGCTACCGCCGCGCCGTTGGTGGACCGCATTGCTACTCTCAGTGGCTCACGCCTGTCCTCTATCGCGAGCACGGTGACGTCGGCCCCGCCCGGGGTGCTGTATCGGCGGTGCCAGTTGTTGCCTGAGCAGCGCACCCCTGGGATCTCCTGTTTGAGCACCATTGTTGTGTGGGCTAGGGCGTCTAGCGCCTCGGGGCGTGCTCTCACGGCTGTTCCTCTGTTGTCTGCTGTAGTGCTGTGTGGGCCCGGTCGACGTCTGCGCTGTGTGAGAGCCACGTGCTCGCCGCCTCTTCCGCGACCCTCGCGAGGTGCGGGACGCTGGCCCACGTGAGCCCGAAGGGGGTCTGCACGGAGACTGGGGTGAATGCAGGGGCGGGGCGGGCGTCCGGTGGGGCGCCGATGCTCAGGAGCAGGCCTTCGCCGACGCGTAGCGCCAGCGCATAGTTGCCCAGGCTCGCCACGGCGGGGACATGGGCGGCTGTCAGCGCCGCGTGGGCGCGTCCCAGGGCCCCGGTGATGGCGTCCGTGGGGTCGGGTAGGGGGTGCCGTGCGACAGGCCCCTCGCGGCCCTTACGGCCGGCCCTGATGGCGGCGATGGTGCGGGCGAGGGCGTCGTCGCCAAGGTCTCCCAGCAGGGTGACTGCGCGGCGCAGGTCTGTGGTCGGCCAGGCGACTAGGCCGTGGCCGTCATCGGTGTAGATCTCGGTGAGTAGCGGCTGGCTCATGGGTTGTGTCTCTCCGTGTGTGGAGGCTGGTACGGGGTAGGTCTCCGCCCCCCTCAGGGGCCGCCTGAGGGGGGCGGCTGTGCTAGACGTGGCGTGGGGCGCCCGGGCCGGTGCGGGCGCGCGGTGTCGCGTCCCTGAGGGCGGCGGTGGCGCGCTCAGCGGCTCTCCGTAGCCGCCGGAGGTAGGCCGGGTCGACGCGGGTGTCGACGACCGCAGGCACCTGGTCTCGGTCCGTGCTGTCGGTCAGGTCGTCGCGGGTGAGGCCGAGGCGGCTCAGCAGGGCGTCCTCTGCCGTCCTGTAGCCCTCTGGCGCCTCCCGGTCGACGGTGGCAGGCAGTTCCTCGCTGTCGTCTAGCGGCTCCCACTCGTCGTCCCAGTCTCCGGTCCACTCCTCCACCGTGACGGTGCGGGTGCGGGTCCTCCCGTCGTCTCTTGCGGGGTGGTTCTCTTGCCATCTCAGTCGCCGCCATGTCGCGGTGTCGTGCTCTATCAGGACGGCGTCTTGGCAGTCGAGGACGTAGCCGATGACTTCTCCGCACGGCACCCCGGCGTCGCGTAGCCGGCGCAGCCGTTCCTCGGTGCCCCAGGTGCGGTGGCCGGGGGCGTTCTTCGTGCCGGTGCCGTGCTCCTCGCAGAGCGCCGTGAGGCGGGCGTCGGCGTCGGCGTAGGGGCAGGTCTGTACAGCCCGGGCGAGGGTTCCGCGGTACGTGTACGGCGGCAGTTCTCTCCGGTGCGCTATGTCTATGACTGTGGATGGCGCCCACATGGTGGTTCTCCGTCTGGTTGGTGGTGTGGTCGTGCCTAGGGCGGTCGTGCCCCCACCCGGCGGTGCTGCCGGGCGGGGGCGCGGTGGTGTGGGGTGTCAGCGGTCGGCGCGGGCCAGGACCATCAGGGATGCGCCGGCGCCGGCGGACGCGGCCACCCCCATGGCGAGGGCTGCGATGGTGGAGGAGGCGGGGCCGGTGTGGGCCAGGCCGGTGCGGGTGCCGTCCGCCGCGTACTCCTCGTAGTCGGCGGTGCCGGTGGTGCCGGTGGTGTCGGCGTCGGTGGTGTCGTCCGCGAGCGCCTCAGGGGCGTCAGCGTCAGCAGTGTCGTCCGCGAGCGCCTCAGGGGCGTCAGCCTCCAGGCTAGGAGAGTAGGAGTCTCCCTCCGGGGCCTGCACGGCACCGTCCTGCGCCACAGTGTCAGCGTCGTCCTCAACCGCGGCCGGGGCTGCGGGGGCAGCCGGAGCAGGATCGTCGTCGGCCGCGGCCGGAGCAGCAGGAGCCGCACCGGGGCACGCCGGCTCACTGCCCCCAGGAGGAGTCAGGGTCCAGCAGCCGTCATCGTAGGTGCGGTACTCGTGCCCCTCAGGGGACCGCCACAGGCCACTGTCGCGGGAGGCGTCGTAGCAGCCGTCCAGGGCGTCCGCGTCACTGGTGCAGGGGCGCAGGATGTCGCGCAGGTGCGTGGCCCCGTTCGGGCCAGGCCACTCGCTCGTGGAGGGGCCGCGGCCGGACTGGGGCTCGTTGATGTAGCCGCCGCCCTCGTCCCCGGCCTGCGGGGTGCCGTCGACGACTGTCCCCTGGCCGCCGTCAGGGCCGGTAGGAGTGTCCTCCCACGTGTCAGCCATAGCGGGGGCGGAGACCGCGAGCGCCGCAGTGGCGGCCAGGGTGGTGATAGCAATGATGATGGAGGTGCGCATCTTTCCTTTTCCTTTCGTGGTGCGCTTCCTGTGGTCGCGCCCTGCCCGGGGCTCGCACCCGGGGCGCCGCTGGTCAGGGCTGTGGGATGGTGTGCTCTAGTGCCTGGCGCTCCCACAGCCGCCAGGTCATGGCCATGCCGGCCGCGACGTCCAGCCAGTGGACGCCGCGGCGCGTGTCATCGATAGCGGCCGCCGTCAGGACCGCGGTCAGGGCGAGTGCCGGGTCCATGGGGGTCACCAGCGGGCGATCTCGGCGCCGGCAACGAGGAGGAGGCTGTCCCCCTCGCCGTTGCCTTCCTGGTCTGCGTGCCAGACGCACATGGTCTGGCCCTCGCCGGTCTCCCACTCGCAGTCGGGGAGGGTGGCGCCTGCGACCAGGCCGGCGGCGATACCCGCCATGAGGGCGGCGGTAGCGGACAGGGCGATGATGAGGGAGGTGAGCGTGTGGTCCATGATGGGTCTCCTGTGTGGTGGGTTGTGTCGTGCCCGGCGGGGGAGTCGGACCCCCGCTGCGACCGTCCGGGCTGATAGGTGGTCAGATGATGTGGTCCTCGTAGAGGCGGGCCATGGCCTCGGCCCCTACGGCGACGACCGTGGGGGCGAGGATGGTGCAGGGCAGCCACCGCCATGCGGCGAGCACGACGGTGGCGGCGGTCAGGGCCAGGCCGAGGACGACCGCGCAGGCGGCGACCGTCCGGCAGACGGAGGCGGGGCTCATGCGTCCTCGTCCTCTCGGGTGATGAGGTCGAGCGTGTACGCGGTGGCGGCGGTGGCGGCGCCCGGCACCCACAGCCAGGTGGGGGCGCCGCCGACGATGGCGCCGGCGGTGAGTGCGGCGATGATGCCGAGGATGCCTGCGGTGGTGCGGAGGGGGCTCACGCGTCCTCCTCCTCGGAGGTGGCGAGGTAGAGGGCGGCGAGGTCGTCGTCGACGGTGTCGTGCTGGCTGCAGCGGCCCATGTCGAGCCAGGCGGCGACATCGTAGGGCTGGGCGCCGGTCTCGTGGGCGAGGGTGGCGATCGTGTAGGACATGGGGATCTCCTCTCAGGTAGACCCAGCGGGGTGCTGGCGTCTATGTCGGATCACCATCTCGTGCGGGGACGCGGGGACTAGCGCGCGTCCCTGTCGGGGCGGGGGGAAACAACGAAAAGCCCCGCCCCTCGCGGGGTGGGGTTTCCGGGCCCCGTCCCTGAGGTGGTGGTCCGGCATAGGCGGACCGGTGCGTGGTCGTGCGGTCAGTGTCTGCGGCCCATCGCATGGCGGCGGTGCTGACTACCTCGCGCCCCTCTGGGGCTCCCTCGCGCCGCCGTGTGCCCTCCGTGGGCGCGGTCGTGGGGTGAGTGTGCCTGGCGGTGCCGCCCGCTGTGCGGGTCTCTGCCGCGACCTGCCGGTCGCCTATGCCCATTCACTGTGGAGTTATCAAGATCACATGTCGTCGCTCGCACGGGCCAGTGGCTCCTCACCCCACCCCGCCGTAGCGGCTATTTAGTTCTCGGGGCTCTCTCACCGCCCCGGCGATGGCTCTAATGTAGCACTCCCTGCCGAGTTCGAGTCAAGCCAGTTTTGTGTGGCGGTGCTCACGCATCAGTCTGGCGTCACCCACAGCCCACACCTATCGAACAGGCGTTCGAGGCCTCCGCAGGCAACCCGCTTGCCTGCACCCGGTGCAACCCTGCACGCCGTGCAGTCCTGCACCCAGTGCAGCCTTGCACCCAGTGCACAAGCCGAACGCCCCCCCTGTACGCGCGCGCGTGCGCGAGCGCGTCCTGACCCTGAGCGAAGCTCAGGGCTGAGAGGAGGTGGGGGCCCTGTCAGAAGAGAGTCACCGACCGACAGTCGGTAGATCGCGCAGGAGCCGATCTGAGGGCCTAAAAAGGGGCCACCCCTACTCGAGTACCGGGAGGGGGGTGAAAGGCCGTCAGAATGGCTCCTGTGGCCTCTGAGGGGCATGCCGGCCCCTGAGGCGACCACCCACCCCACCGGGGCGCCCCACCGCACAGGCAGAACCAACCAACCGGACGGTAGGTAAAAGAGGATAAAAAGAGAGCCGCTCCCAGTTGGGAGCGGCTCTCTCCTGGGGGTCAGCCCCTGATGAGAGCCAGTACCTCATCAGTGTCGACCGGCGCCCAGCCGACCCAGGGCGTGTACCGGGTCCACCGGTTGGTGGCGCTGTCACAGCACAGCGAGGTGCCGTCCGGCGTCCGGACCGTCCACCTGCCCTCCCGGGTGACCCGGGTCAGGGAGGTCGACTGGGCGATGTCGAGGAGGTCGTAGGCGTTCATGACGGTTCCTTTCGGTTGGGGTGGATGGGATGGAGTTGTGCCCCCACCATATGGACCCCGACCTTTCCGCATGATCACGTGGCCGCCTCTTCTAGACCGACGGTCGGTTCCTGCTAGTGAGGCGCCCTCACTACCGGAAAATCTCACCATGTGGACACCGAAAACCTACCGACCGGTTATGACAGGACAAAGTGTCTGGGACCTTAGCCCCAGGGGATGTCAGACAACCACCCCCCGGGGGGGACCTTTCCCCGGCATCCCAACGGCCATGATCCCTGTCACACTGTCAAGGAGACTTAACCAACCGAGCGGTAACCGAACCAACCAACCGGTCAGACAGTAGACAGTGACCCTATCCACACACCCATAGGCACCACCACACACCCCCATAACCAACCCCCATGACTGCACCCAGTGCAACCCCGCACCCAGTACAACCATGCACCAGGTGCAACACTGCACCCAGTACAGACCTGCACCCAGTACAGACCTGCACCCAGTGCAACCCTGCACCCAGTACAACCCTGCACCCAGTACAACCTTGCACCCAGTGCAAGCCTGCAACAGATGCAACGCCTTGCAAGCCACGCACCAAACGACAGACGCGACCACGAGCACACGAGAAACCGCGACCAGAAACCACCACAAAAACAAAACACAAACAACACCGAACCCAAGCAGACAAGCCACGCCGCGAGAGTGACCACCAACACACAGGGGAGAGGATACCCGCCCCCAGCACAACGCCCACCT